GCGCCGGTTGCTCAGGTTGCGCCGGTGCAAGGATTACCGGGTATGCCAGCGCCGGTTGCACCGGTTGCTCAGGTTGCGCCGGTGCAAGGATTACCGGGTATGCCAGCACCCGCATATGATTATCTAACCCCAAATACAGTGTATGATGACGACATACCTTTTTAACAACTCTGTAACCACCCTGAAATTGGGGTGGTTATTTACCGAGAGGGGATATTAAAGTGTATGAAATTTATGATATAGAAACATACCCGAATTGTTTTACGTCAACACACTACAACGTGCAAACCGGTAAATGTGTGACGTTCGAAATATCGGGGCGGCGCAATGATCTGTGGGATCTTATCGCACATTTACGTGGGTTAGTCCTAACTAACACTTACCTAGTTGGGTTTAACAATGTGCATTTTGACTGGCCGGTTCTTTCGCGGGTGTTGCAAAATGATACGATTGGGGTTAGTGAGCTTTATGTCCGCGCACAAGCTATAATTGATAGCGATAACTCATACGAGTTTGTGGATTGGGAACCACAGGTTTCCCAAATAGACCTGTATAAAATACATCATTTTGATAACCAAGCGAAGCGTACATCACTTAAATCACTCGAAATTAATATGATGATGCAAAGCATTCAAGACATGCCGATAGCGCCAGGGACGACGCTATCGTTCGAGCAAATGGATGAGCTGCGCGAGTATAATCAACACGATGTGTTAGCCACATCGATATTTTTCGAATACTCCCGACCTCAAATTGAATTCAGATTGTCGTTAGGTAAACACACGCTTAATAGCAATGATACTAAAATAGGTAAGGACTATTTTATAAAAAGGCTGGAGTTAGAGAAACCCTATAAGCAATCACCCCGCGACTCAATACCGCTGGGTGATGTGATATTTTCTTATATTGACTTTGCAACACCCGATCTTAAGCGAATGCTCGAATATTTAAAGACGATTGAAATTGTTGGTACAAAAGACAGCTTTAAACCACTTACACCTACAATCGGCAATCTTACAGTGACAATTAGACAGGGGGGTATACACGGGTCTGTGAGTAGCGAGACAATACGCGCAACTGACACTCATGCGATTATAGACATCGATGTGGCGAGTTATTACCCGAGTTTGTCAATATCTAACGACTTATACCCTGGTCATTTGGGTCACCGCTTTTGCGATATTTACAGGGAAGCTAAAAAAAATAGGCAATCGTACGATAAAAAAGACCCACGAAATGGGATGCTAAAGTTGGCACTAAATGGCGTTGGTGGTGACAGTGGGAGTCCTTATAGTCCATTTTATGACCCGCAGTACACAATGAGCATAACAATCAACGGTCAATTACTGTTGTGTAAATTAGCCGAGATATTGACCATGCATATCGCTGATCTGCGGCTTTTACAAATTAATACAGATGGTATGACCGTACTGGTTAATCGTAATGACCTCACACGTATGCGGGAAATGATGCGGCAATGGGAAAGGTGGGCGCGAGGATTAGAATTAGAAGAAGTCGAGTACTCATCCATGTTTATCCGTGATGTCAATAATTATACGGCTGTTAAAGTTAGTGGTGGTGTTAAACGCATCGGTGAGTTTTGTCATGAAACCGCGAGAGAAAACCCCGCAACACGAGAAGTGTTGTGGTATAAAGATCACAGTGCGCTGGTTATACCTAAAGCCGTTGAGGCTTATTTGCTGCGTGGAGTAGACCCGGTTAAGTTTATAACTAATCACACACAGGGTTTTGATTTTATGCTAAAGGCCAAGGTACCTAAGAATAGTTATTTATTACTAGGTGGAGATAAAATTCAGAACACATCACGGTATTATGTCAGCAAGGTTGGTGATCAACTAACTAAAGTTAGTCCGCCAACAACTGGGTATGAAATTGGTTGGTTTAAAAAAGCGAACGGTGTTAGTGAATGTGATTACTTTAGTGTGTCACCCACTGACCATGACCCTCGATATCACACTAAAAACAAATCAAAATACACCCAGCGCTCAACTGACTTTGAAGCCGGTTGGTTTGTGAGTTTGTGCAATGATGCACAAGATTTTAACCCGCTTAACATTAATATCGAATATTACGCTAAACGGGCTTGGACATTAATTAATAACGTTAATCCTCACCAATCGCATCAATAGCACTTTGGGTTTCATCACGCAACTCAAGCAATCGCTCAGGCGTGATGGGACCGCGTTCGCGCGCTTGTGCAAATCGGGTGGCACTGATATTGTAAGATTCTAATAGACGTAAACCAGCCTCAGCTACCGCCAATATTGCTATTGCATTCATTCTGACACCTCGTTTCTAATCAGCTGCGTGATCGACAGCGCGCGGGAAACTTTAGATTGCGCACCCTCGGCATCAATAACACACGGGGGGTTGACGGTAACAACGCACATCAATGCTTCAGCTTGTCGCACCGAATTGGTAGCAATTTGTAGTTTACTTTTAACTGCCAGCGCCTGCGCGAGTGTGATGCCGCCACCCCGTCTTGCCAACTCTGTTTGTTTTGCAGTTTCGGTGATTTGGATATAAGCGAAGGTGATACTGTCAATCGGGCTGTTGATTTGAGGCGCTGACCCACATGCCACAACCAACAGTAACGCGGCGGTCAGTATTAGTTTATACATTTTTCTTGTCCGGGGAAAATGCGCCGAGAAGACCAACACCAGCCAATCCAATAACCACGATTGATTCAATTTGATCGGGCGAAAGCATCACACCAAATGACATAACTAATGCAATAATGCCACGCCACGTTGAAGCTTCGCTTGCTCGTTCCAGTAAATAGTTCATAATTTTAACCCTCATTATCATCGTATGCACGGCGATACCATCCGCGCTTGTATTTAGCCAACATTGGCTTTCTAGCAATAATTATTCGATAGACCGCTGCTTGTTCAGACCTAAATGCAATTAGTAACTGCTTGGGGTCTGCCTTGTTAATTCCCTCTAAACTTTTAGGGCCGAATTTCCCGTCTGAGACCAGATAACCCCCGGTCGCTCTAACCGCACGCTGTATACATCGAGTGGCTTGTGATGCCCCCATGTTTACAGCGGTGTCAAAAAGTTTATTAATAACACTCTGACTGTCTATATAATTATAGTTAGTATTTTTAAAAAAGTACCGATAATAAAAATCATACGCATCACCGCGACTTAGTGATTTAACATCATCTATGTCAATGTCACCATCACGGTCAATATCAAACCGCAAGTCATTAATCTTAGTTAATGTGCGTAAAGATATTCCCCACTTTGTAGCACCACCGGGGTCATCATCATCATCAGTAAATGTGTGGCCACCCTCACGGGGGAGCATAAAATTAAATGCCGGTTGAAATTTAACCATTAGAAAAACTCCTCAATTAGGATAAGACCGTCGCCACCATTTTGGGGTAAATATTCTTCTATGTTTGGGAACACGCCTTCGAGCCTGCCGCCACCACCCCCGGCACCGGGTCCGGGTAAGGATGCGAGCATCCTAGGGTGTATTACGTTCCCCCCGTGCGAGACCGAACTAGCACCTCCAATTGATGCACTTTGAGGTATGAAATCCCCATCAATGACGCCTGTCCGACCACTTTGACCTGATAAATTAATGTCACCACCCGTCGCTTGACCACCAAGGCCGCCTACTGAAAAGTTGGTACCGATGACTGACCCACCGGCGGATGTACCGCCGGTGGCTATCATGTTGATGCCACTACCTATGGCACTACTTTCACCGCCGAGAGTTGAAAATGCGTTAGGACGCCCATCCCCTGATACGCCACCTTGACCAACAACCATGGTTATAGTGTCACCTTCGACCACTGATTGATCAATTAATATGGCCGTCGCACCACCACCACCACTGTGACCATTCCCGGTACTGTTAGCGGTATTAACATGACCACCGCCAGACCCAGCACCGATAACTGTCAACTTAAGACTGCGCAGTGAGGGTGGCACCGTGTAAATACCACTAGTGAGCATGACTATTAAATTAACCGCAACAGTGCTCGAACTAACCGCATTTAGTCTAGCTTGATCCGCCGCACTGATCACCCCTGCTTGAGTTATTGACGCTGATGGGATTGTCGCATTAGAGCCGGTGCTCGATTGTATTGTAACTTCAGTAGCTGTGCGTGCTACAGTCAGATCGGTGGTACCTACGCCTGCACCGCCACCAATAAAATCAACAAGTGTCCGCCAGTGCGACGGGACATTTGCGCCGTTTGTCGGGTCACGCACGCCATCAATTGCGCCCGGTCCGCTTAACTCAGTTGACACATAAAACGTACCATCCGAACCCCTTACTACACCATTAAGCGTCGTGTAATCGACGGTTTCCGACCAACCCAAAATCCCAGATCGGTCAACCTCAGTTGCTAACTCATATAGTATATGCAAGATTTCATTGATATCTGCGCTGTCAGCAAGGGTATCAAAACCAAAACCACTCAGCAGTGTTGCAGGAGTCAATGCTGAATTGCGATATGCTACACCCTGTGCGGGGATGGTGGGTATAGTAGTATTGGCATCATCGCCAAAAATTGCAGGTATGTTATTATCACGAGTGCTGGCCATTATGTAAACTCACTTAGTTGTTGTGTTGTAAACCCCACGCTAAAACGTGAGGTATCAAAATGTCGCTGGTCACCATCAAACCCAAACCCACCCGCAGGTGAGGATAATATTTTAGTTATTCGCGCAGTGACTGGTAACGGTAAAATGGTGCGCTGCTCAATAAAACCATCAGACTCGTCAATCAATAAAGTAGTTAGTTGACCAAGTGTGATATCAGTTGGTACGGTCATGCACAATTCCATCGGCCCCACCCTCACAAAGCTAACGTCAAGACCATTAAATAATTGTACAAATCTTATCAGCTCAGGGACGCTTGCGGGGTGTACGTGGTTTTTAAAAATCTTTGAAAATATTAACCGTCGAAATTCGCTATCCAGTGCAGGCAAGTCCCCGAATAATGCGGCGCCGTCCGAGAACCATGGTGTAGAATCAAAACGCCCACGATTATCAAACCCAAAAAATACCCGTTGCTCGGCATTTAACGAAATCCGTGGTTGACCTACAATTCGACCCCACACATCCAAATTTATGTTAGTCGCATTATCAAGTTGGAAAACATCTAACGCATTAATAACTGCGTTATGTAACTCTTGCTCTTCTTCGATCACCGCGGAAAGAAAGCAATTAACTAAAAGTGAACGACTGAACTGAAACATCAGACGTGAGCCGCCTTGAGCTACTAAGTCTTTGTTAAGCGGTGTGACATCAACTAACATTTATAAAGATACGGCTACTATCGAGCGCTGCAATCTGATCAAAATTAATAGGTAGGTCTGAACTATTAATAGTTAGTGAGGACAACCCAACCGTTATATTAGTGACTACATGACCGGGAATGCTATTAACGGGTGTGTATAACCTTGACACATTTATATTACCCCCGGGTAAGAATCCGGTCTGTCTAAAGCCTGTTGTCACACCTAACGCGGCAGCACCGTTTTGAGCGTATGCAAGTATTGCCTCGATTATACGATCTACACCGTCTGCGCCGAATTGACGCATGTCATTAATTGTGAGGTTGATTGCAATAAATACAGATATTGGGGTAGGTCTAATCCAACGCACTTGATTATCGATACCCTGTCTATCTGTTATCACGCGCGCGGTATTACCAAAATATCCAACACCTGTGGCCGTCCGTAGAAATAAAGTTTCAGCGATCAACTGATCGTCACCACCCTGCAACACTGCGGCAATTGATTTTCCGGGTATCCCACGCGAGTCTGTAGCGAGTGTGTTATTGACCAACAGTCTCACAAATTCAGCGCCTGGGATATTAGAAAGTGCACTAAAGATAGCTTCACTTGTGCTCTGACTCGGTGCTTCGGTAGTTCGTGCACGTCGTGCACGCAATATTGAGTCAGATTCTTCCAGCTCGCCGGGGGTTGCATCCTGCAAATTAACGACACTAGCCCAGCCAGATACAGGGGTGAGAATATTAGTTAGGGTGCCAGTTTGGGCAGGGATAGGGCCGGTCAATTCGGCTAACGCGGGAACGACTCCGACCCCTACACCACCAAGAGTAATGGGTGCGGTGGTCACAAATGTGACAACCTGCATGGGGTCTGACACTCGTTGACCTAACTGAATTATAGTACCCGGGGTGCCGGTCAATTGTAAGTCAACGCGCGATGCTGTGGCCGCCCGTCGATTGATACCATTGATCTGAACACTTGCGGATTGCACCACACCTGTTGCGGCATCCGGGTCTAAAAAGCGTACTACATTTTCTAACTGCATCCATGCTTCTGCGTTCGCCTCAATCGTGGCGTCGAGTATTTGGACAATTGGGTCGTTTTCGTCAAAATCGGTGTTTAATGATTCACCGCTATCCGGGTCGGTGATCAATGACAGTCGAGCGTAAATACTAGCGCGGATGTCGGCTAGTCGTTTGAGTCTAAAACCATCTGACATTAATCCAAAATCGCCCATTTTGTAAGTTGTGCCTCATATGCTCGATGACCGAGTATAACATTAAATAATTGTTAATTTGTATAGTGTGATACTATACTTACAAGGTTTACATGCAGGGGAGTAAAATGGATAAAGGTGTGAAGGTACTCACATTACGGAATTACATCATCGAGCATCATAGTGGTGTACAAACTAAATTTGCAAAAGCTAATAACATTGACCCCCCACAGGTTACACAATGGATCAACGGTCAATTTTTAGTGATCGACAATGTGCTGTATAGCAAACGCAGAGTGTTAGCGGGCGGTCGCACATGATTATAACTATATCACACGTGTGCTGTCGTGCATTTCATGCGGATGACAAGGTTTTCGGTGAGACAAGACTGAATTGTCTCACAAGTTCACGGGCGGGCGTCAGGGCGGCAATTGAAGCGTGGGTGAATAGCTGGGAGGGTATTGGTCACGTTGAGATCATCGCTATCAGCACGCCGTACGCGGACGATGAGCAACACTGTGATATCGACATAAATTTTAAAGAGGTATAGTTAGGTCGACCTCAATGACCCCATCGCTCGTTTGCACCGACATTGTAATCGAGTATGCACGGGTGGTATTGTCAAAGTCAGCTTCGAAACTGTTAATACGCAGTACTCCGGGCACTGACAATACCCTTGACCTAAGTACTAAATTTACTTCTGCAATAGCACTTTTTGAACCCAACAGGTCGGTGTACCACGGTGTGCCGTCTTGAATATCAAGAAAATACTCGCCTTGCAAATGACGGAGTGTGACATTGATTCGCTGGTTTATTTCATCAACGCCACTTATTAGTGCAAATCGACCGTTTACAATTGACAGGTCGTGTGTAGCTGTGTTAAGCAATAAGGTAAAACTCACTAAATCGGCCCATCTGTAGTTTGTGTGCCTCGATCAACTCCCGTATGTCGATGCGTTGAAAATGTTAGTCCGGCACTAGTTGACAATTCCAAAGCTGTAAGGGCTTGGCTCACATTTACAACCCCTTGTATTTCCACATCCCCGTTAATATTAAGCCCGCCCGGCGCGTCGATTGTGACACCACCTGATGCGTTGATTGTCATACTTGCACTACCGGTAGTAAGCCTTATTGTACCATTGTCAACAATTATCACACTATCACCTACAGCGATAACCGCATTACTATCTGTAATTGACATCCGTACGCTGCGGTCACGATTACGCAATTCGAGGCCTTGACTGAAATAGTTAGCCAGTGCAACCGGTGCTGGGTTCGCCCCCACAATTGCTAAACTGTCAGTAATGTGATGTGAGCGCGATTGCACGGGCTGCGCTGGAGACTGTACACCACTGTCATCAACCCAATTATCGATTGACCGATCACACACGGCTAATAGTACTTGATCACCGGGGCGAACAGGCAAAGTGAGTGCAAACCCAGCGCCGTGCGCATACGGCATAACTAATGGCACACGTACAACCTCAGGCATGTCTACAGTTATGCGTTCATCGTCAATAGTGATATAGCGTCTGATATTAGGTCGTATGACTGCCAACTGATTTACGCTGTCAAAGCTTACAACTGTACCCGGGGTATGGGTATAAGCTCTTGATATCTCACGTCGCACGGTTTCCAACAGTGCGCCTGATTCGGATTGGGCGCGTAAATCCATTACACGACTTCCAGTATTTTAAATGCGCGTGTAGTCATAACCCAATCATTATTGTATGTGGCGCCGGAAAATTCAATACTGAAAACTTTATATATACCATCAAGCATGGGGTTACTAGTACTGGTTACGCGCATTTGGTCACCTGGTCGTATTTCGGGATTTAATATTGACTCAATAGTCACACCATTATTATGTTGCATTGCGCCAGCTAAGGTGGGGGTGATGTTAATTAGGTTTTGGTTCTCTTCGTTAATTTCGAAGACTCGATCAAATGCACGATTGTCTGAAATTGCCTGAAACCGACCATCTTGAATAGACCACGTGAAACCATATTGACTTGCCAAATTGTCAAGTTCATTGCTTGATCGATCCAATACAGTTAGGCCACCGCTCGACAATATACCATCAATATCAATTCGCCCCAATTCAACACCAGGCATGTCAGCAGCAATGGAACGCACTACAGTTTCCACACTTTGCCCACCTAAAAAAGTTCTGTTGGTAACACCTTTTGTGATACCCCCAAATCCATCTAATACAGTTAGTTTTGTGACATACTCCGCTCCATCCTTGGGGGTTCTCACATTTAGCACACCCCCCTGCATCAGCAAACTCAAACCCGTGTTTGCCCAACCTACACGCATTCGTACGCGTGACAAGGTGGCCCGGATGCGTTCACGGGTTTCGGCACGCATATTATAGATGGTAATATCTGCGGCGTTAGCTGATGATTGTAAGTATTTTTTAATGTTAAACTCAATAGCTAAATCTTCTCGCCCCCCATCACTAAAAATGCGCAAAGCTTCTGAACTATTTCCGCCACCCACATCATCCGCCAGCGGTCCAATGAGCAGCTCGATATTGCGTATAAATGGGTTATTGGGTGATTGCATTGAGGTCAATAGCGTAGATTAGACCTTGGTCGACGCGCGATGGTGGGAATATAAATTGTAAATTCTCACCACTAACACCGGTTAGTGGATCACCATCAATCACATCGGTCAACGAACCACTAATCACATTAAGTACACTAGTGGGGATTGCACTTATAGTAACACCTACGGTTACTATATTTGAAGACTGTATTGAATCTAACACACGGCATGAAGCTGTGAAAATACCGGGTGGGTAGAGATAATTAATAATTGGAGCAGGTGATTGTATTTCAACCGACCCGTCCCCCGGTAATACAACATAAGTTAGAACCTCATCCTCAGGGTCGGTTGATGCTGACAGGTCAAAAGTGACCGCTATGTCATTACGTGAAACCTCAACATTTGACGCGACCACACAAGTCGGCACCTGATTGACAACGTCACCGACTTGGAAAAATAATCCATCAGCGAATAACCCGTCAGCGAATAACCCATTAGCGAATAGATCAATCATTATGGGGCTGTACGAATTGGGTTAGTAATACCGTCACCCGTCACCACATTATCATTAAAAGCCTTGGGGTTACTATCGATAATTCCCGGTAATGTAAAGACCATTTGATCAGTCTGAGCTTGTATAGTTGCAATGGCTGTAGGATCAAAACTCACATTGTCAATTGAGTATCGCGAGGTATCAACAATTGTGACCACCCCACCAGAATTATCTTCTAAATCAAAAAAACCAGCAATCACAATTGTTCCGCCGGTGCAGTTAGCATTAACTGTAATTAACCTACCTGCGCCGTCAATGCTGACATTGTCACCTATCTTGAGATTGAGAATTTCAACTGAACCAGCATATCGGTGCATGTTTAAATTCTTGACACCCACACCAACAAAATTTATAAAAGGGTGCGTCAACCCAGAATCAGTAGAGCGGGTGTCAATATAATCATAAGTCCCGGCATCACTCAAATTGATGGTACCCCCAATCCCACAGGCCACAAGTGAGTGTAAGCCGAGCGTATGGTCTGTGAGTCTACACCCCTCGTAACACGTTAATATCGCATTATCAGCTAGGTCATTACCCACAATTTGTGCACCGTGTATAAGTGACCCGGCCACACTCCGGCCCCCCAGCGCAACAGTGTAATCGTGACCAAAAAACTCAAAACCACTATAATCTTGGTCGAGTGTAAAAGTAGACCCCGGCAATGAGTGCAATAGGGTACTGTTTAGCGCGTCCATAATCACCCGCGCAGAGGTTAACACGCTAACTGGGTTATCAAAAGTACCATCATTATACAACACCGTTCCGGTATTATTACGGTTAGTGTCAAGCCACACTTGCCCACCAACATAACCGATAATTTGCTGCGATGCCACACCTTCTGCGAGCAACTCATCAACCGTCAGTGTTGCGCCGGTCAACCCAGACCCATCAAGTCGTACAAATACTAACCCGATATCATCACCGGTTCCGGTGTGCCTAGAGAGTAAATTTAGAACTCTAACTGTATTAGTATTACCCGCTTGGCCTGATAGTTCACCGTATGCATCCCAAGTTGCACCATTCCAAACTGAAAAATTCAAGGTATCGTTGCTACCATTCAATCGACCCGTAAAAGTTATTGATCTTGCGGTTCGCGAACCACCCACTGAGATTTGATAAACGATATCAATAGCACCACCAGTATCAGTAATTATATGGTCATTCCCGCCAATAAAATGGGTGTCCACAAATGTATTGGTTTGAGTTCCGACAAAACTAACCGCATTTAGTGCGCCCCCGGTATTGTCAGCATTGACCTCAAAATTAAGCCCACCCCCGGAACCACCAACCGGAGTACCGACATTTTCAGTAGCTAGTATAACCCTAATACTATCACCAACTGCAATAACAAATGGTGTTGGGTTACTACTTAGTGTTATTTGACCCGAGCTAGCAACGTATGAAGCTAAAGAACCGATGCTGATATCCTCAGGGAAATTAGAGTTAGCTATAATAACATCACTACCCGTTGGATAGGACGCATCAAACGTACTACCATTAGTGAGTGCGACAACGGTGGGGCTTATCACTGCGGAAACCACGGTGTTTATCAATACAACACCCTGCTCTACATTTGCCGCGGTCAATTCAAATTCGGCGGCAATTCCCACCGGGTTGAGTGCCGAAATGGTTATCGAACAGTAGGCTGTGTACTCACCCACAGTGTACCCCACGTCAGTGGGAACTAACACTTCGTATGCGCCGTTAGGGTATGCAACATTAGTTAGTAAAAATGGTGTCAGTATTGCGATAGGTGAGGTGGTTGCCGCATCCCCTTTTCGTCGGATATAAATAAGAGGTGATGCGCCATCACCTTGGTCACCGTCAGCTGTATTTGAGGCAAATGCTAGAGCCACCACCTCACCCAATTCTCTGATTTTATCCGTCATAGTGTCTGAGCCTTAAATAAATTATGCCCCATTATATTAGTTTTAAATAATGGAGTCGAGCGGGTTATGGGTGGGGCAACCCCGGAAAATTCGAATGCACCAATTGTACCGATTGTATCCCGATTGGTATTTAACATGTCCACCATTAAGTCAACGCGCGGGTCGGTGGCTGACGGGATGGTAGAACCGTCTTGTGTAATAGTAAATGCGTTTTCACCAGCGATTGAAAAGTCCTGATTATCAAATTCAGTGAAAAACACGTTAGCGCCAGAATTGGGTTCCACACTTACACCACTGACATTACCAAAACTACCTGCTCCGAATTTACCCACTGCTGATGGGTCACCGCTAACATTACCACCGCCTGTAAAACTGACAACACCCGGGGATGCATCCGGGCCTGAAGTGCGCCAATCCAACGCAGATGGGTCAACCGCATTCATAGCTAATTGTGTTGATCTTGTATCTTGATTAATAACTATATTATTGTAAGCATTGACAATTGCAGTTGAGGCGTTAGTCAACGATACGGAAAACCCACCGTTCAGGGTTTCGGTCGGAAATCGCCCGCAGTTAACGATCGTGTTGTGATACAGGTTATATTGATAAGTGTTACTGGGTGAAAACCGCTGAATGTGAACCCCTGCGCGAGCAAACCCTACTATAGCACAATTAACTATTGTCGCGGTTTGAGACGTTACACCCCCAAAATAAAACCCATCTTGACCGCTTTGATTATTCGCAGCACGGATAAAACATTGCTGCGCTAAAAAGTCACCAGCGTTGAGTCTAAATGCCTCATCTGAGTCGCCAGCAACTGTATCAAGTGTCACTGCTATACCCTGATACCACACAAACGCACCGTTTATGGTATTGGCGTGGCCACCAGTATTTCCCAGGATATGCGCACCTGCCCCACCCCCAAAATCAGTTGCTGCGTTACCTGAAGTGTGGGTTATCTTTATACAGTTAGTAAATGACTCACCGGCACGGGAAGGAATAACGAGATCACCGACGTATGTACCGGGCACTAACTGTATTTCGTAGACCTCAGTTAGAGTGGTCGGTGCTGCGTCAATAGCAGTCTGTAAATCGGTAAAGTCGGCACCACCAGCCTGATTAACAACAACAATTGTCATTATGAAATAGCTATAACGTTTATTGTCAACCACTGAACTGGAGTTAACTCAAACCAGTCTAATCGGATAGAACCACTATCTATAGTTAGTCGAAACGTATACCCCCCAGCGGGTAAAAAGAGCACCCCCACATCTTCAATACCCCAAATGTCCAGCCCACCGGTGCCCAGAATACCTGTTGGTTGAGACACATAGACCTGCTGGCTGTCAATAGCTAGGCTCAAACGAAAAGGTGCACCTGGGATTTCAACCCGAGCATATCGAGCAGACACTTGATATAACCCAGAGGTCTCGACCTCAACTTCGTATTCTAACCACTCACCCTCCGCCAGTGCACTAACACTAAACGCATTTGGTTCACCCCCCACACTTTCAATATCAACACCAAAATCATCACGGTAGACACCCCCCTGATTCGTTTCCGGTGTCGAGTCATGTGCAACAGTGTAATCTTCAAATTCAATTCTACCCGGGACTAACTGCAAATAGGAATTTTCAATTTCTGTAGGAACCTGAGTAACCATTTCCACACAAATTACATGACCTGTAAGTCCGCTGCTGTTTGTGTGCTGATAATAACGAAATCGACCACCACGCCCGGTTGCATGACTAAATGCACCACACGCATCACCCACATTAGCCGTGCCTATCACTGCACCGCTTACCATCGACCTTAGGGGTATGGTTTCAAATGAGCGATTAGGTGCCACCACTGCGTTAGCAGACACTAATATAGGTGATAAAATTAATAATATAAAATAAAATACTCTCATGTGATCATCTCGTAAGTTGTGGGGTGGTATTTAACTTTTACCTTTTTAAGCCCCCCATTTTTTATAAGTATGGCAACCGCCCCACCTACCATTTCACGACTGAGCCCGAGCGTAGTTGCTAGTGCAGTAATGCATAAAACAAAATGGCGGTCATCCGACATCGCACTCAACCGTTGACATAACCATTTTACTTGATCATAACAATTATACGTTTTTAATCTGCTAGTAAATTCCATCTGATCTGATATAAAAGTGTGGATTTGATTTTCGTCCGGTGTGCACTTTGTCAACACTGATTTAATGATAGCACGGATGTAAAAATCTTTTGGGACAAAGACCACCTCCCCCCTTTCAACCATGCACGAACCACCGGTTGCACCATTTAAAATTGCCGAAACTGCCCCTTTTTCGACGAAATAAGTGCCTGTTTCTAATTTTATCCCGTTTTTTTTAATCACCAGTTTACCTAGTGTACTTTTAAAATCTTGCGAGTTTGGTATTATTTTAGGTTTGATCTCTTTGAGCATACCAACCTTTCTTGTGCATAATTGCAACTGTGATATTGCGTCATCACACATTCTTTCAACTTCGCTGTAATCTAGTTTCATGATAAAAATGGCTCTCCTGTAATTTCGCTCACCGAACTATTACCTGGTATTTCAACACCAATAATGTCTGTGCTCAATATCCCAGCAGTCGGCCTGCTTATTACTATACGCGGGTTAGATGTGGATTGTGTAAATGTTTGAGTACTTATCACCACACCCCCTTGAGTTATATTTATCAAATTAACTGAAAATGTAGCTATCGGTGGTGCCAACTCACCGATATCGGTGAGAGTCACACTGAGTTCAGGGATTCGGTCGATTATCACAACTTCAGAGTCTAAAAACTGTACAACATCTGCAACGCTGCCGAGTGTATCTGTACCCCGGTTTTCCGCGGTCATTCGAATCTGCTGAAACAGCCGAGTTAGGTGTGGGTATGCACTAATTATATTTATGCGATCTAATAAGCTTAACCCGACAATCAACACTCGACCATCACTGTCAAGAATGTCAACCAACCATTTGCTTATTGCACTGTTAAATGAGGTACGAAACTGGTATTCTCCGACACCCTCGATAAAACTGACCGTGACTAATCGCGCCCCATCATCAGTTAACGGTATGACTTGCAACGTCATCTAGAAAAGCAACCTGTTTAATATTGATTCATTGACCCGATCCGGGGCGTCACCCTCGGTCACACTGTTTTGTCGACCACCAACTAACTCGCTCGACGCACTGCGGTTAACGGATGGGTCAAGGTCTTCGCGTGGGATTAATATCACACTTGTTTGAGTTAGATTCACTTCGGTAAATGTGAGCAGTAAATTTAGTCGACCATTAAATGGTGCTGAGTTTTCGCCGGTGAGCGCGGTGAGTGCGTAGTTTTCGTAAACCTCATGCGCTGTGACTACTGTGTATAGTTCACGCATATCTAGTTGTGAGCGGAATTCTTCCCAGCTTTCCGCCGGTTGTGCACCTAACGAGTTTGATATTTCTGCCTCAATTGTCACCGTGTTAGGATGACGAATGATGTGGTCGGATATAACCGCACCACTTTCTATGGGTAATTGCGTCAATTCGGCGTCGCCGGTATGAGTCTCACGCAGGCGTAAGTCTATGCGGGTGCTGATAAGTGTGCGACTTCCACGAAATAACCCTATGACTACGCCTATTAACCCTATCGGCATTTAGTTAACCACCACCGCATTAAGTCCAGGGCTATTAACCTGCTGCGATTGCGCTAGTGACAACTCACGCTTGATAATATCAGCAGTCCTACCCGGGCTAGTGGCACCGCTGACATTAATAACTATATTAGTATTGTTAACAGCGCCTTGGGTGCTACTGGGATTGCGCGCAGCTTGCGAACCGATATTACCGGTTATCGGGTTCACAGGCTCCAGACCAATAGTGTCGGTTGACTCGGCAGACAATAGAAAATCAGGTATGGGTAGACTATCAATTAAGCCTTGCCATTTTGTAGTCACAAGTGTTACGGCGCGATCAATCATCGCACTCAGTGCGTCAAGCCCTATAATATCGGTTATCGGTTTGACAGCCCCCAGACCAACCGCACCGGTTGACTCGTTACCCGATGTGTCAGTAGATAATAGAAAGTCAGGTATGGGCAAACCATCAATTAAGCTTTGCCATTTTGTAGCCACGATTGTTACGGCACGATCAATCATCGCACCGAGTGCATCAAGCCCTATAATTTTAGACCAATTAAGTTTCGGTAGATTGAGTAAATATTCACCCATCGACTTAAGTTTATCAATAATTTTATCAATGCTAAATTTTACAAGCGCAGCCAACAATATAAAGTACCACTTCATTAGTGCAATCGCTTTCCCGGTGACGCTTTCCCCGCCCCGAAAGGCAACAACCATGTCCTCAATTATCAGGATCACCGCTGTAATAGCGGCAACTATTATCAAAAACGGAGCCGAGGCTATCAATACTTTTACGGCTATCACACCTAGAATTGTCGACAGCGCTAAAAGTGCGACAGTGACCAGTCTACTTATATTATCAACAGTAAATAAGCCATCCGTAAACCCGCTGAGATTGGGGGTTACGGACAATAGATTATCGGCAAGACTCCCCACTGTCCGTGCAAAATTCTGGAATCCAAAAACGACACCTTGAATAAAGGTGGCCAGCCCGCTTACCGTTATCTCTTTATTTGCTACCACTAATTCCGTTAGTGTGTCAACCAGTGGGGTGAGTATGGGTAATAGCGACACCGCCACGACTGTGGCCAAGCCTGTCAGTGCTGTACGCATTTTTACAAGTTGTAAATTGTAGGCAGCAGCCTGAGTCGAGTCAGCAGTGGACACAACCCCACCTAACCGTCTAGCCTCAGCACGCAGCGCTTGAATATTGCCACGTCCTTTTTGTAATAATAGAATAGTGTCTTGACCGAACCCTAATTTACTTGCCAAATCACGACCTGTAAGCGTATCAAATTTAGTTAGACCGTCTGCAACATCGAGAAATAGTTCTTCAAACCCTTTAAGATTCCCTTGTGCGTCGCTGATTGACACACCTAATCGTGCTAATTCTTCACTCGGTTGACCGAGTCGTATACCGCCAACGGTCGACGCAAATGATTCAAAGTCAGACCGCAATGAACCAACCGACCCACCAGCCGCTTTGATCCCAAATTCGAACTCTTGCAGGGCTTCGAAACCCAGATCAATACTTCTTGCAAATTTAGCACCACTATCAACTTGCCCAGCAACTTTATCAGTAAATGCAACAACGGCAACTGTGATTACAGTTAATGCTGCACCGGCGGCCAGTGCGATATTTTTGACTTTGTCGAGACCCGCTGACAACTTGCGAGACGTGCCATCATTACCACTATCACTCTTAAGTGTAAGCAGCGTGACTAACTCATCAACTATCGCCATTTCTATTCTGCTCCGACTCTAACCAATCGCTGAATTCTAACAATTCCAGCATGTGCATAAATTGCGGCATACTAACTGTATTATCGCACAGCTCCACGTACGTGCAAAACCCAGACTTAATAACTCGACTCACTAAGTAGTCGTTTCTCCAATCTTCTGGGATTGTGATCCCGCGCCCGCCGCTAGCAATGACTGGAAGTTCTCGACGTTCTCTAGCAAAAAATCTTTGCTATTTTCCCATATTGCCCACAGTCCCACCTGTATCATATCCGCGGGGTATTGCGTAAAGTGGTGGTCAAATGTAGGCGTGTCCGCCAGTGTTTTACCCTCAGCGGTTTTAATAGTAGTTTTGAAAACTAACTTTAATAAATCAGTGACCGTGTCCGAATCGAGATTACCAATCACCCTCATTATTTTAACACTGTCTAAACTGGTTAGGTCAACACGACCAAGGCTCCCAACTACAGCCTTGATAACTTTTGGTGCAAAATCAAGAGCCAGCATAGGCGCCATGGGTAACAACGCATACTCACGTCCATTAATCTCTTTTTTTCGATATGGATTATCCAATTAAACCACCTGTCTCAATCAGAGCATAGTTAGACGCCGTGAGGGTAAATGTGCGAGCCTGCATAGTCGGTCCACCGGTTTGAAAAGATGTGTCACTCACCGCGCAATTAAATAGGGTTAGGGTGTCGTCGACCCCAGTGGTCACAAGGGCCTGACTTAAAATTGGCACCCCCACATGAGCAAGCTGTGATAACTCAAAAAGAAATTGAAGAGATGAGCTTGTCGGCTTAAATTTAAGTGTGAGTACCCCGGGTCTTGGTGACCCAAAACTAATGGCATTACGATCTAGTCCACGAGTGACAACAATATTATCACCCTGCGGCTCAAAAGAGATGACATCTTCACCCTCATAAAAATCCCTCATCACAATGCCGTTAATAATAACGCTGTGTGAGTTTTGGTCATAAAACTGTGATCGTGGCATTATCTAATCCCCTTAAGGTAGTGCTTGTACGTTAAATGCAACGCTATGAATAGCACCGGCAAATCGAATGGTCATCACAAACGGTGGGCCTTGTCGTGCGGCACGCTCTGATGCGGTAACTAACCGCAAAGGTGTAAACGCAATGTCATATGATGGTAGGACGCGCTCACCGGTTTGCAACTCAGGTGCATTAACCATTCTTGGTGATAGTGCACCGTTAAACACATATCTCTCACCGATAAGCGAAGCCGCTGCTTGTAGCAATGCAGCACCAGGCGCTGTAAATGGCACTTTACCTTCGCGCAAAAAAACATTAAAAAGCGCCACTTGTAACTCTTCACTAAAATTATCAATGATCAATCGCTCATCGATAAACCACGTATCCGCCGCCATCACACCTTCTCGGATAGTCCGAGCAACCGTACCGATCCGAGTTAATGTGTTGTACCTTTTATTAGTTAGCACTGCTAATTCAGATTCGTTAATACCGACGGGGGTGATGCCCACTAAATTTTTAAACTTGAGTGTGACTGTACTGTCAGCCGCCGCGTAGTTAACGCTGAGTGCTAGTGCTAACATTGCGACATCAGGGTACTCGTCCGGTACGTCACTGTACCAGTTGACTGTCCGCTCTTGACCGTTAGTGCTGGTTAGAGCACCAATATCGGTAGTGCTGGCAGCATTAAGTGCATTTGCCGAATTGCTCAATGCCACAAATATATTGTTGTGAGCTTGAATATCGCTAGCAACTAGGAATTGATCAGGGGTATCGCGGAAACTACGCTCTAGCGCATAACCATAAATAAATCGACCAGACTGTAATGCCGCCTCACGTACGATCACCAATTCATTTACAATTCCGGTCGGTAAATAGCCCATCGTCGAGATTGCATCACCAGATTCAATGCTCAACAACCCCGAAACACCAATGTCCACCCCTGCGGCGGGTATGACTGAGCTGTTAATAACTGCTGATAAATCACCGATTGTGCCGCTAGTTATGCGCACTATACCGTTATTAATAACTACGGTCGCGCCTACAGCACCCGAAACCACCAAGGCCGCTTGAATACGTGTGGCTACTGCATCAAGTGTAGAATCAGTGCTAAAATCTAAACTAGTTAGTGATCGCAATACACCATTAACCTCAATATTTAATGACCCATTCGCGATTGCATTAAAATCAGCCAGACCCCCGACTGTATCGCCGGTTAAAAAACCGGCCTGAGCTGTATCGAAAACCTGAGCAATGGCCAGTGTCAATGAGCGTACAGGTTGGGCGAAAAAGTCACGAGCCATTGCAGCAGCTTCACTATTTGTGTCAAAAATATCGAGTACTGACACAAAACTATTAAAAAATCGGATTCGATTCGCGCCGTGATCTAATGGACCGGTCCGAACAATAGCGACCACGACGCTCAAGTCTGTAGTTAGCTCAGTTTGCGGTCGACTAACATTGATCATCACATCGATATTGCGTGACAGCGCTCGGTCATTACCACTAATTATTGCCATTATTTATCATCCTCAATTGTATAATCAACACTGTCAAAACAATCCGCAGCAAACGTTTCTGACAGTGTAGCATACCCGCTTACCGAAAATTCAGCGCGGGGCCTTAATCGCCCTAAATATTCGTTAGTCAAATCTAAAACATTAGTTACTTGAGCACGCCCCATATTGGCCCACAAGTCCAATAGTCGATTATCTGATTCCACACTTGTCTTAAGTCGTGAGGCATCTATCATTGCTGCACCATCCCATATCGATAATTTAATTGTTAACAATGATAGATTACGCAAAGTTTGAGTGCCTGCATCGGCATCATAAGTTGAGACATCGTAAGGCATTGCCGATATCTCGCTAAATAAAATAGTGGCATAAGGTGACTCGGGGGGTCGACTATTTTGATTCTCGAATTGCACAACTCTATCCGGCAATACATTACTGACCCATAAAAATACGTCATCTTGTATGTTACTAAAAATACTCACAGTCGCTCGATATATAATGTTGCTAAATATTTATTATAGCTGCCCTGCAATGCCCAATCTTTTTGAGCCACCACCCGCCACACACGGTCGTATGCAGTTATAAAAGTTTGCAATTGTGGAGTCTCGTTTAAATAATTGAGCAGTTGACGCGTGCGAATAACCAAGCCTGAGTTGGTCTCAAGACCCTGGGGTAAAAACTGCAATTGCTTATCGGTCATCGGCTGTACTGAACCAATGAGAGTAAAATTGTTGTTAGGTAGCTTGACCGCACGACCGTTGACAATTTCCACACGCTCATTAAATGCTGGAAATGATACGGTAAATAAGTCAATCGCGACAGCAACCGGCAGCGGTAACATAACTAACTGTCTCGCACACTATGCATGGTTGATCCTGACAATAAACCACTGTCAACCAACGGGTTAGAGCTACCCTTCGCCGCAATAGTTACCGCCGAGTTTGCAGGCTCACGTAAGTCAACAATAGTCTGCTTGATTGCGCTTGCCCCCACAAGGCCCATAGTCTCCAGGACTATGGATATGGTTGTAGTGCCGGCGTTAACCCCTTTCATACCATCCTTAGCAATTTGCTTGGTCTTTTCGACCGCCAACGCACCACCCGGTGTCATAAAATCTCGACGTGGGTGATTTTCAGTGCCAAAATTATTGGCGACGGCCACGTCGAGTAATGGCATGCCGTCCGGGTAAGTTAACCCCGCACTTTCAGTGCCAACGGGAAACCCGATTGCAACAGTTTTATTAGACTTATAGCGCTTTAACAATTTACTAATATAATTAGGGTTGCGCTGTTTGACTGTCGCGACCATTACCATTACCAATTAGTACACCGCCCGATACGCACACCTCACGTAAGGCCAAAAAGTCTTGCCCGTAAACTGTGCGGGCAAGTGCAATTTCCTCTTTCATACCGTTAACTAAATAATCGGGCGTAGCAAAGGAAGCCGACACCCCATCAACACTACTCGACGATATCGCCCCGACCCCAACTTGACCACCCACTACACCAACGCTAGCGCGCTGTGCGATCAACCCAATCTGATGCGCAGATAAATAGATCACCGCATCATTAAAACAGACACCCCAAGCACCTGGTGTTAATTGCAGGGTCGAGTGGTCTAACCAGAATTGTACGGTGTCATCATCGGTGACTGACTCAGTAAATTCTGGCAATAACCCTCTGAACTCGGCAATAGTCGGCATCATCTATTTAGACTTAGCACGTTTAGGTTCTGGAGCAATACCCGGTGCGCTTTCCACACTTTTTACTTCATGCTTAATTTTGTCAGTGTCCGATGCTTCAGGCATCAATGACTCAGGCTTAACCGCGTCAGTGTTGTCAGCCCGAGTTGGCTCAGAAGGTGTTAGTGCACTCTCAGAGATTGTAATACGACCGACCATCAAATGCCCTCGCAGTGCTGCATTACCTTTTTGCATCTTTTCCCAGACGTCTTTGTCGACTGACCCAACGCCACCCGGTGATAATGTCAACCGTGCGGTAGTGTCAGATGCCTTAGGTTTCCCGCGACCGTCAATAACCATAGGTAAGTGTAAAGTTAGAGGTGACAACATGTGATTTTTAATTGTGATTTTCATAACTTAAATCCCGTCGGTGTAACTCATTGATGCTGGGTAAGGCATATGATAAGACCCGATTTTATATTCGGCATAAATATTAACATCATAACCGTGCTCTTGAGGCTCCAACAATTGAAAAGGCAGTGGCCAAGGCACCATGATATTATCAGAGTCTTTATACTCAGCAACAACTAATCGTGCGGTGCCACCACTACCTGCTTCATCGAGATATCGAATAGGTTTAATATCCAACGGCTGACCCGTACGAGCGGTGTACACATTTGCCATCTTGATGTACTCAAGAATTGATTTACCCGCAGCATCATTAATCGTCTGCGAGCTGATAAATGCAAATTGATCACCTGGGATAAATACGGTATCAGGTAAATGCACAAAACGACTATTAACCCATGTCGTTGATATCGCACTGTTAATATCAAATTGGATTTCATCCGGGGTCTTATTAACCCACAACGATGATGCACCTGCACCAATTGCCGCAGTACCGACCGGTACACCTGGATAATTTAACCAACCGTCAAACCCCACGTTTTCATCACCGTAAAACATTAAACCTTCAACGTGACGCTCGCACGCCATGCGCATATGCTTAGGTAAATCGGTAAGCAAACTCTCATTATAGCCAAACTGTACTTGACGCGCATCTTCGCGATCAAAAATAGCCGCAACACCCGCCACTTCAATCGGGATTCGGTTTTTGCCGATAGTACGACCGACAGTCGGGATTGACTGATCGTGACGACCACGAAACGAACCCTGGCCGCGCCAATCACGCACACGATATGAGCGCTCAGTTGCACCCGGATTAACTGCCGTGTCAACAGATGCCTCCGGGATCACTTCGCGCCATTGCAATTCACCGTATTTGACATCTCGAAAGGCTACGCTGATGTCCTCAAAAGCACCATAAACTAACTCCAACGCGCTGGTGCGCGAAGGGTCTGAACCAAATGTAAAAGGCATGATTAGTATCCTATTTCGATAATTGCAATGGAGTTTGCGACCGTGCTGTCGTACCACCTAATATTAGTTAGCTCGAGAGTGTCAATGCCTGCGGCCGCATTAGTAAATGACCCAATCGGGTTACCGTGACCAGTCGTGTCTTGACGGTACATAAAGACCCCGTCACCCGCTGTGATTGCAACCGGGGCTAACACAAATATTCGCCCTTGTCGCATGACCGGGGTCATGTTGCCCGGTGACCAAATTGGGTTACCTGTATCATCATTTTCTTGTGCACTGTCACGAACTACAATACCCACAAAGTTTGCGACAACACTTGCAGCAATCGGTGACATAACTGAAAACGGTGCAGGTCGGTCAGCATAAACCCCCGCAGGGATAGTTAGAGCTGTGTCTTGCACCACCCCCACCCCCACGCTGATAACACTGGCATCACTAACCGGGTAACTGTCAATCAACTGAGGGTCACCCTGCGTTGCAATTTGACCCGGGAAACCTCGGCTCGGATGATCAAAATAATCAGTTTGTACACTGCCTTGGATTGTACCTCGGAAACCACTCATTATTTACCTCCGGTTTTATATTCGTTATAAGCACTGTAACCTAACGAATCTTTGTTAGTCACTTTTGCTCGATCACTATTAAAAACCTCAGAACCCGCAACCTTGGATTTAGATTTCGGCGTGAGTTCGCGAATGGTGTTAAATACACCCTTTACAAATGATTCGTCTTTCGCGAAATCATCACTTAACGGCTCTTTACGGATTGCGTTAACTACATGTAGTCGCAACTTGTGACCTCGTAGACCCTTAATAGAGTTATTTGCTTTTTCTTTATCCTCGTAAGCGTCATTGTCAACGAGAGCATCGACTGAATTCATTTGCTCCTCAGCCATTTCCTCAGCCATATTTTCGAGCGAATCACCTGACGTAAGCTCTTCAATACGATCTTTTAGCTGGTTAATGACACCCATTGCTTCTGCCAATTTTTCCTCAGCATTAGTCATTTCAACCTTGGCTTCATCCGCGCTGTTCATAGCCGCTTCGATTGCCTGAGCACTTAAAGCTTCATTGTGCACATGCATTGCAAGCGCACCACTCAGTACCGCTGCATCCGCATTAACTACGCGGATCGCACGCTTATCTGCCAACTCTATTGTTGTTACTTCCATCGATTCCGCTCCAGTTTGTTTATTTAAGATTCGCACTTCACGACCGCCACGACCTTCGCCGGGTGGTAGCAGGGCAACGTGGTTAAAACGTATTGCATTTTGTGCAACGTCATAACCCACCCCTTCATACTCACCAGGTTCCACAGTGTATTGCGCTGTGTAAGCACTTGATATTTCAGTAAATTCACCTGACTTGATTTTTGCAATAGCCTCCGGGTCTCTAATTGATAGATCAACTTCGAGATACGGCCCAGACCTACGCGCTTCACCTGCAACACTACCCACTTCATGATTCTTGCGTTCATTATCCACTTCGATCCACTCGTGATAGCCACCGATGACTGGCATGCCCTCGATGCTTTGCATAGCGTGCGGGTTAAATATGGCATCTGGTGGTACATTGACACTAACAACATCTGGTAGCCCATCAAGTTTTGGGTCATCACCCAACTCCTCCCGACCATACCCCATAACGCCACAGCTAATCAAGCGTATCGTAATTCTCAAAAAGCCATTGTCATCTATCTGCCAATCTCGACCAACTTGTGTACGTTCATAAAGCATTTCCAATCACCTTTTCTAACTCAATTAGAGGTTCAGCAAAGCACCGACATTGTATTGCTTCACCTGGCCCGCCGTCGGCTGGCAGTGTATCCCACCGATAAACTCGACCTTCGCGGGAAAAATGATCACCGTGAGATCGGGAAGGGTCGTTAGGTCCACCGGGGGCACCGGTCACCCTGATATCTTGCACCGTCCGCCAAATAAATCGCTCAATCCCGACATCCCGCTGCCTAACAGAATTTAGTGCACCAATAAATTTGGCGGTCTGGTCACGAGCAATCAACCTAGCTCTTTGATCGGTTTGTGATCCTAGTGCACGCAATCGGTTAGTTAATGACCCTTCTTTAAAACCCTTACCCTCAAAATTATCAAGAATTGCACGCTGTACATTTTTAAAGTGCTCAGCGGGGATACTCGATATCAAGCTGACATTTTCGGCTAACGCTTTGTCGATGACACCGGCGACCGCCTTACTTGATAATATCTCAGCACTACTAACACCTAGCGTCTTACGCAATATTTTTTCAACCTTTCGGCGATTAGCATCATCCATTTTAACAATACTCGATGCTGCTACATTGGCTGCCGCTGAATCAAACCTTAAGTTAGCTTGACGTAATTCAGATTGTACCCTAGATTGAATTGTGGTCATTGACTCACCTGCTGAAACTGCACGAGCTATCAACATGGTCTGTCGCTTGAGCATTACAGTCAGTCCGAGTAATGCCTTACGATATTCGACCTCATGTGATTTAGTAACTTTAGCCGCCACCCCCCGCTTTGACCCTTTCCCGCCGCGCGCATCACTACCGAGAATTAGAGGCATTAGTTAGTACCCTCAAAGTCATAATGCCCCAACGCACTTAGAGCCTCGAGAGCTTGCTCGGGGGTAATCACATCGTGTAATACTAAGTTAGTTAGTGCGGTCGAGTCGGCACCACGAGTCGTAGCGGCATCGCTTTCGGAAGGTGACCACATTGGTGGGAATTCTATCTCGACACTTTCGGGGTTAACCTCAGGTAGTATAGAGGGTAGTGCGACCCTTAAAAACTTTTCAAGCTGCGGGCGCAAACGTGACTCTCGACCGTCATCAATCGCATTATAATAATTTTCTAAATCCGACTTACCAGTGGCATTAAGCCCGCCCGGTGCCTCACCTAAAAATCGAGTAGCCGGGATATCGCTAGCAGCACTGATAATCTGTAAAAACTGTTGCAATAATTCAGGGACGCCGCCGAATGATGCAGACCACTGATCAATATTAATTTCCTTGCCGTCGATCATAGCCGCTTGATACATGCTCATTTGATCTGTCATTGTTTGTAATGCGGCAATAGCATCAGTACCACCGGTCGTGCTCAGTTGTGCTTTAAGACTGCCGTTATTTATGAGCACTATACTTGCACGCTGTATTAGCTGCATAGCAGACTGTCGAGCGCTCACACTGCGTATTATATCGTCATAAATTGCAGCGAGTACTGACACACCAAAACCGTCATAACTACCTTTTATAAACCCAATATCTGTGGCTTCGTTGTCAGTCAGCGGATCACCATCAAATATTAACAATCGACTATGATGCACAGCTTGCCCAATAACATGATAAGTTTCCGGCTTGCCGAAGCGCGCACTAAGCGGGTTAGTGTCATACTCAAGCTGAGATACACGACTGCGCGGAATAACGTTGGTAAATATTAAATTACCTTCTGAAATTGCAGAGTGCTCAACCGGTTTGCTTGCGTCGTCATCACTGCGCAAACCCATCACAATCACTGCCCCGCCAACTAATCTCTCTAATTTAAGAGCTTGTCGAAGTGCACGATTAAATTGTAATTTAGATAATGCCGAGGTGAGTGTGCAAGTTTGGTCATCACCAAGACCACTGTACGTCCAGCCTTTGCGCAAAATGTCCTGGACTGGAATATCAACAATTTTGCGAGCTGTCCACTCTTTATAGTATAACTCACCCCATTCGCGCGACTGTAGGCTTGCCGACCGAGTGCGGTCGAGTGGGTGTGAGCTTGATCGCTGTATCCGCGCATTATTACCATGATCTTGAGCTTGACCTTGACCTGCACTTGACACTACACGACTATTAGTAGTCTTTGTACGCTTGCGATTGCGACGAGACATAACTAAATATGCACCCCAAAGATTTTAAATATGAGCGGGGCACCCGCCCAAGACAATAATAAAGTACCGGCAATGATCATGCCGATCTGTTTGTAACGCCATTTATCAATCCCGTCTAACCTATCGACCACTTTGTTTTGTTTAATTGTCAACGCATTGATCTGATCTTTGAGCGATACAATAGCAACTAATTCTAAAGAGTGATTGATAGTTGTCCGCTCAACTTGCAAAAACCTAGAATTTACGTCAACTCGCAGCTCCTTAATCTCATTTTGCATATTGTCTAAACTATTTGCGATATTAGTCAAAGTAGCCTCAATTTGTCCAATCAATCTATCATTTATGTCATCAGTCATCTTGCAATTATATATCATCTAAAAAGCAATGACAAACCGAGTGTTGATAGTTAATTATAGTTTCTATTTTTAGAGACAAGTGTTATACTGCACTCACACACTAGCAAACAATAGAGAGATTAAATTATGCAAATATCAATCGAAAATGGTGTATACAACGAAAGACGTTACAGTAAACCTTGGATTGCTAAAGTTGACTTTATAGATAATAAAAAAGGTAATTTTAGTTTTGGTGATTTTATAGGTGAGCACGGTTATGGGGGTGTTTGCGAACTCGAAAATATTAAACAGGGTGATATCATTGCAGTTGGACAAAAAGATTTCCGCAAACCCGGTAATTCGACACCTCGTTTTTATATTGTCGAAGCATCAATTGATATCACAATCGCAGAGAGGGCAT